CGCAAGTGCATTAAAATGCACCCTTAATTCAACATCTGCGGTAGCCTCCAACCCATCCGTATTGATAATTGTTATAGATTTGGCTACTGTGGGAAATGTAAGCTTATCTGTTGCTCCAGCCGCAAGAGCGACAGACCCAGTAATCCAAGGAACTCCAGACACTTGATAAGATCCAACAGAACCAAGACCAGCACTAAATCTATTTCTTCCACTATCAAAAACTGACATAATTTATAATCCTTTCATATAATTAGTTTTCTAATCTTCTCTGTTTGCTCGCTCTTTTCGTTTTTGTTTTTCGAGTTCAACCAATCGTCGAGAATGTTTCTCACGCGCCACTTCTGAGGGCTTTTTATAATATTCTCTTTCTCTACACTCTTCAATAATTTTTGCCTTCTTTACCTTGCGCACAAATCTTTTAATAAGATTTTCAATTGGTTCATTTTTTCTAATCTTTACTTGCATTTTTTTCTCACTTTAGTTGGGACCATGCGCCCCCCGCAACTTTCATAATTCCGCTAATATCAACACCAGGATCATTTGGGTCCATATCTTTTAGTGCCCCATGTTGAGAATTTTTGCTTCCGCCACCCGAACGTAGAGGAACTGTTCCTTTAAAGATTCCCTTTAAACCAGTTGAATTTTGAAGATTTTGTTTGGTTTCTTCAAGAGATTTGCGAGCTTCCAAAACTGCTTGTGATGGTTCATTTGATCTAATAATCTTTTTTTCCACAATTGGTTGAGGAGCAACTCCTTGAACATTAGATAACCCTTGAGCAACTTCTGTAATAATGCCCGAAAGAGTGCCATCTTCAAAAATAACCTCTTTAATACATTCTTTAATAAGAGGTTTTAAAACATTTTTTAGTTCATTTCTTTTCATCAACCACCTCGCCGTGCCTTTTCGTCTTCTACTTCTTTTGATTGAGTAAGTTTACTCTGAAGATAGCGCCTGCCTTTGGCCTTTAATTCAGTATCTGTTTGCGGATCCAACTCTGCTTTGAGAGCAGACAATTTAGCATCAACATCTTCTGCGGCTAATACAGCTGCTTTTTGTGCTTCTTCGGCAATCATTTGAGCGTTTGCTGCTGCCAAATCTTCTTGTCGCCTTTCATCAACTAACCTGCTCATTCTTTCTGTAAGCGTCTCTGCCATTATTTCTCTCCAATAATATCATTTAATAAGCGATTTATACGGTCTGCTTTTGACCAAACTTGATTTTTCTTTGATTCGTTCATCATCATATAGGCACCTTGTGTTGAAGGTTCGGATACAATATCAAAACAAATTAGTTGAAAATCATCTTCAACAAGGGTTTGTCCTTGCGATTCATGAACTGAACCAAGACCACGAGAAGATATGCCTAATTTAACGCCATCACCAATAAGAGCTTGAAGAATTAAACCAGCAGGAGTATTGAGACACTTAACCTTTCCCATTAAATCTTTTCCTTCCCACCAAAGGGATGTAACCATGTGAGAGGCATTTTTAAGATTAACCACTGAATCTTCTGGGTGGTCAAGTTCCCCGCACGCACGGTTTTCTTTAACCACTTTCATATAATTTTTTGCTTCACGCTGTAAGATTGGACCAGGATAAACCCTGCCGTTTCCATTTTGCTCATCACAGCGCTGCATTACACCAGAAAGAAATACTGCGCCTTCTTTGACCTGTCGTTTTTCGTCTTCTGTGAGTAAATCTTGACAGACTCCACCAGCACATAATTCATAATATTCTCTTAAGATGTATTTACTCATTTTTTTTGTTTCTCCCGAATTCTTTTCTTTGCTAAATTCGAATTTTCTCGCTCGTCAATCCTAATATCTGGCATTCCAGGTGACCTAAACACATCTCCGCGTTCTACTGAAGGGGAGCGACCGAGTGTGGACCTACCTATTTTACTTGTGGGTTCTTCCGACTGGTGTCCGTGCGCCTCAACATCACCGCCAATTTCTTTAAGTGCTCTCCCCAATTCTTGATAAAAATCAGCTTCTCCTGTTTCCGACCTGTTGCTTATTTGTTTATATAACTCCATAAATTTGTGCGCTACATCAGGCTCATCCTTGCGGGTAATGCTATTAACCAAACGCTGCACTGACACATCGAATTCGCTAGATAATGAGGATAAATCTGTTTTAATTTCAAAAAGATTTGGAAGTGCATCTTTAGTTTCACCACCAGTTAAAATTTTATCCGCCACTCTCCAAGCATCACCCACAGCGTCATGCAACAAGTTAAATTCTGGTGAAGCTTCTTCGCCATCAATTAATTCTCCCAAATAATCTTCAAATTTTTCCCTGGCTTTTCCTAGTAAAATATAAACTATCCGAGCAACCCTGGCTTCTTCGTCTTTATCTAAGTCTTCTTGAAGCCTTTGTTGTTCTTCTAAGATTATTCTTTTAAATCGTTCTTTACTGATTCTCATAATTCATTTCCTATTAAAATGCGGGCTCACCCCGCACGAGACTGCACCCCGCTTTACAGCGTCGAACTGGTCGCAACACACGCCTTTTTGTTATGAAAGCATTTTCAAACATTATTCTCACCCCTATTTCTTAAATTTATTCCTTCATCTCCAAAAACCATATTCAACACATATGATGTCCCAGAACTAATACACGCCAAAAGGAACGCAGTAGCTATGGAATAGTCAAATGTAAATAGTTCTGTGTATTGGTTAATTGCCCACAAAAAAAGACCAACCCACCAACCCATACACATAGAACAGTGAAAAAAATGATGCGTTGGTCTGATTTTATTAAAAATTCTTCCGTAGACTACAATTTGCGTAAGCCCATAAGCAGCAAGAACAAATAGCAATAAATTCATTAATAATATCCATAACCACTTAAATAGCGACGAATACGAGATGGGGTAATTGAACCCTTCTTCGGCTCTTGAGGCACTTCCCCAAGTTTAGTTGAATCTTCTGGGGTGGGATCAACGAGGTGATCTTCTAGTTCGTTTTCTATAAACTCTTGCGCCTCCAAAGCAGGTGATTGTTTATCAATAAATTGCTTTGTTGACAGCAATACAACTTGAGTAGAGTTTACACCCTCATCCACAGCTTCAGGATATGCCGCTTCCAAACTACCAAAAACATTTCCAGCTTGCACACTCTCGGGTAATATAATTCCAGCTTGAGTTAAAAAGTTGAAATAATTGTTTTGAAACCCGTATATCTCATCGGTCAACTCTTTCTTGGGAAAGGTTGTAATCTTGCTTTGAGATGTATCCAGAACAATATCTAAGTGCAAGTGGTCTAAGATCATTATTTTTCCATCAATAGTCTTTCTTACTTCCAAAGAAATAATGGCATCCGGTGCCGGTCGGCTTGCTTGGGCCGCTTCTTCTGGAGTGATGTTCGGATCTATTTTAATATTAATGGGCATCTGATTGAAGTTCCTGAAGGAGTCCTTGTATTTTTATAACCTCTTCTACCATTTCTTTATCTGGTTTTTGTTGTTGATAAGATTCCAAGGTTTTTAATACTTTTTTTGCATTTTCTAACATTTGGGAATCAGATATAAACTCTTTCTTTAAGAATGATTTTTTTAATTGTTCCTTTAATCTTCCAATCTCTTCATTTAGATAAGTTTTTAGTTCAATTCCATTATTATTAAAAGACGCAATAAACTTATTTAAGAGAATCTTCTGCTCTTGTAATAATTTAGTTCCATATTCATCATTAAATCTTTTAACAAAAGACTTGTAAACAATATTGTCGATGGGAACCATTTTTGATCCAGTTTTATCAGAAGACATTTTGTCAACAAGTTCGTTCTCTAAAAGAATTTTAGATTTAACAGGGATTTTATTATTAAAGATTTGTTCAATTGAAGCCAAATTCTTATAATTTGACACAAAATTAGAAAATGCGGTAGTGGATAAAGAGTTTTTAATTTTTCTAACGAGTTTGTTTTGTTCAGACATTAATTCTTTTTTATCAATATCTCGATGTCGAATTTTTACTTCGTTGATAATTTTTTCAGCAGTCAAAATATTAACATCTTTGGTGTGAGTGATGGCTCGATAAAGTTTTAGTTCTCGATACATCATAGAATTTCGCGAGAACGATTCTTTAATCAATGCTACAATTTTATTTTGCTTACCATCATCTTTAGAAAAGACAGCCTTGGTTAACTCTTGAATCAAAACTTCATAAAGAAAGGCACTGTTCCTTTTTTTATTATGCTTAAACTTTGTCATTCTTTATGTCCTTCTTTTCAAGATTTTCAATCAACCGCTGAATTTCCACATCATTTTGTAAAATTTCAAGCTCTTCTGTTTCATGCTTCTCTGTATAATTAGTTTCCAAGTTTTCATAAATACCTCTGGCCAAGCTGTTAAGCTCGGATTGACCCTTAAAAATATTTCTTGGGGTATTTTTGGCCGTTTCTTGAGAATAATGTCCTTGATAACTTCTTTTTCGTGCGCCCATTCCTCTCTTATCTGACTTCACGGGAATATGTTTTTTACCTTTTGATCGGTCTATTGGCAACCAACTCATCTCATTTCTTTTTCCTGGGGCTTCTAGAGCGGCTTCTCCTCCTGCCCCTATATCAGGTGATGCCAATAAGGTTTCTTCTTCGCCGTCTTCTTCGCCAGCACCAAGAGCGCCTTCTTCGCCAGCTCCAAGAGCGCCTTCTTCGCCACCCATCATATCCATACCACTCATCTCGCCACCAGCTCCTTCAGCCGCCATTCCTGCTTGTTCCAGGGTCATATCAAGTTTTTTGTCGTAAAACATCTCTCTCTGATTACGAACAACTTCTTCGTCAGATAAATCAAAAATGTGTTTAGCCATCCATCGCCTGCTAAAGTAACCTTCAGTTGCGCTGGAGGCAATATCAAATTTCGTGCGCCAATGCTCAAGTTCTTGCAATTCAGCTAATTTTGAAGGATTATTTAATCTTAACTTAAACGAAATAAGATCTTTATTTTTATATCCCAAAGTGTATAAATGAATTACTGCAATCTTTTCAAGCTCTGACACCACACTTCGCTGCAATCTTGTAATTGTGCGAGCAAAACGAATATCTCTTTGAGCTAAAGTAGTTTTATCTTCTGAACCTTCTTCTCCTTGTGTAAGATAAGAGGCCGGGATTTTAAGAGCAGAAAACAACTTATCTCTTAGGTATTTTACGTCATCGACATCACCTGTATAAGTTCCTCCAGGTAATGATTCAACCCTAGTATTGGATGTTCCTCCACGAACAGGAATAAAATAGTCTTCATCGACACTCATGGGATTATAACGCAAATCAACACGTCCGCTTGATTGATCAATAACTTGATTGCGCTTCATTTGAGTAACAATTCTTTGCATGTGTTGTTCAACTTCTTTTTCTGCAATGCCACCAACATCAATATAAAAGATTCGACGTTCTGGCGACCGAACAACTCGATAGGCCATCATCGCATCTTCCAATAATTGAAGTTGCCGCCAAATGCGCCGACATGCTTCCAAAACTGAAGTTCCATAAGGAGCATATTTATCATTTCCAAGAATTCTAAAGTGAGCAATTTGCCAATTCTCAAAAGTTAAGCCGCCACTATTCCATTGAAATTGAACATAATTGGGATTAGTTTTATCTTCTCCCTCCAATCTTTCAATTTCAGACTGTGGTAAACCGACAACGGATTTAACACCCAAAGTCTCATCGATATCCATATACAAGAAATAATCGCCATATTTGCACATACTGCGACACCAACCAAATATATTAAACTCTATGTTAAGAACACTATAAAAGAGAGAATGAAGAATTGATCTAATCTCTTCGTTGGGACAATTAATAACAAGAAGTGGTTGCACTGGTGAAGATACGGTCATCTCATCAGCATAAATGTCCATGCCGGAAGCAATTTCTGGCATATATTCCATCTGATCAAAATCAATATATCTTTCTGCCCGCGCAGCATTGGCTGTAGCATTAGCATAAAGATTATCAAATGGGTTATAGGAGGTTTTTTTGAATGGCAGTCCTGCGGCAGACTGAAACTTATATTTATCGAGTTGCCATCTTTTAAGTTGGCGAGGGTTTTGTTTTTGATGTTGTGTTAGTGGACCAGACAACAACTTGGTCAATGCCCTATAAAGAAATGATTCAGAGTTTCTAGGGTTTTTAGTGTTTTTATTATCAGCGCTATTATTTGGGTATGCCATTTATTTTATCCTTTTATTAACCAACCAAACTCTTTATAAGTTTTTTCAGCCTGTCCTATTCTATCAAAAGATTCAACCTTTTTGTAGCCTTCCATGCCAGGAATTGTCGTATTTAATTTAGTGTTTGAACTAATCATTGAATTTAAAAAGGCTCTCTTATATTGCAAGTCTCTAGTGTTCTCTTCTAATACTGTATCGCGGACCCAACAAGCAATAGACAACGACATTACTAAGTCATCATTATATCCTCTTTGCGCCTCCGGTCTGCCATTTTTCCAAATAAATGTTTTTAATTCTTGATGTGACCTGACAGAATTAATAGTAATTAGTTCGTTTCTAATGAACTCTTCAAGTTTGGCAACGATTAAAGGTCGCGTTTTTTGAGACGTAGTAAAGCCTGGAACAGTATTTGTGGCTCCCTCTGCAAGATATTGTTCAACATACTCATGAGTTCCTTTAGTAGAATAATATAGATTTGGATAACCGGCGTCAATGAGTTTTTCCAAAACTGAGAAGCCGATGTTATTGTTTTCGACGATGACCATCGCCTCTCCATATTCTTTACCAGCATCAAATAAAATTCTTGAAAATAGGTCAGTTGTGGGTTTTCCCCTATATTCACCCACTTGTTCCATTGTGGTGGTATCGAAAACGTGGAAAACAGAGTAGTCGTTTCCATCTCCTCGCGCAACATCTCCAACAATTAAGTATTTGCTTTCTGGAATATATTCTTTCCAAATCCAAAAGTTTCTATCAAAACCTGTTTGGTGTTTGGGATCACAACATAATTGTTCTATTTTATTTAAATTATCTGGGTGGATGACTGTTTCTCCAGAAGCATTGAAATTACATTCGTACTCCTGCGCTACTCGCCTTCGTGAAAGGTTGCGTGTTGTTTCCTCAAACCACGCCCGATCCCTTTCTGGGTGTAAGGTCCAATGAAGTTTTGTTGGATGAAAGTCATTTTCTCCATTAATTGACGCAACATATGTTTTATGAAACCAATTGCCTACGCCATTGGGAGAAGAAAGAGCAATACATCGCCCACCAGCTGCCATTGTGGGTTGAAGTGCTGTCCACAAATCATCGAAGCCCTCAATATGTGCCGCTTCATCAACAACCAATAATGATAATGCCTCGGAACGACCCGCATCGACAGATGTTGATGATGCTTTAATTTCTGATCCATTGTTCAAAACGAATGATGATCTATTATCAATGGCAATTGAGGCAATTTGGTCAAACCAAGGGGGCAACGCCTTTATCATTGCTTTAACCTTTTTAACAAGATTTGATGCTGTGGCGAATTTGGTTGCAATTACAAGAATATTCTTGTCGCGATGAAACAACATCATCCACGAAACATATGCAGCAGTAATTGTTGAAATCCCCATCTGACGGGATTTTAAAATAACGTTATTTCGATAATCATTAAACTTATGAAGAAGGTCTTGTTGAAAGTCCCAAGTTTTAAAAGGAATTTGTCCACGTTGTGGGTGAGCAATTCTACAATAATTGTCTATGAAGTAAACAGGATCTTTGCCACACTTGACAATTTCTTTAACAAGATCTTTTTTGGAAAGGTATTGAGACATACATGATAATTAGTCAACTGTTTTATACATCAATTATAATGGGATCTTTTTCTTCTTTAACGATTTTGACTTTGCCGCTTTTAAGACACTTTTCTGTTAATCTTATAGTGGCAATTTGTTTTTCTGAAAGTGCTCCGCTTTGAAGAAGTTTGCCTAGTTGCAAAATTGTTTGATTATCGAGCCCAGCCTTTCGTGCCTTTTTATGTGCTTTTGCTAATTTTTGCATTGGAGTTTTAGCTTGAAATGCCCCCATCGCTCCCTTGGCCAAACCACCTAGGGCTGCCCCAACTCCTTTACCTGCTGCACCCAACGTGCCAATGCCCGCTTTTGCTATGCCAGATGCAGCTCTCTTTCCAAGATTTATCGCAGCTTCTCCACCTTTTTGGTTAATGTCGGAAGCTCTAAACTTATCAAGCCCTTTTTTAGTTGCAGCCCCAGCCGCCCCAGCAGCTTTTTTAGTTGCAGCAGCTGCGCCACCAAGTTTTTGTTTCCAAGTAGGGCGCACATCTGGTAAAGGTTCGTCGGTATCACCACCCTTTGCAAGCGCCGCTCGTTGTGCTCTTTCTTGCGCCATCCTATCAGCCCGAGGCAGCGCCTCCGAAAGATTTGTAATATTTTCCAGAACTAAATCAAATCTTTCATCATATGGTTCGTCCAAAAACTTTTCAGCCTCTTCTTTAATAATTTGCTGTATTTTCTTTTCTGTTAGTTTTATCACGTCTTAGGTTCCTCATCACGTTTTCCCTTAACGTTTTCTGGTTTCTTAGTTTTCGGAAACTTATCTTTTCCAAAACCAATCCAATCCTTCATTGCTTTAGATAATCTTTCTTCGACGGTGGTTCCCATTTCTTCTGGTTCAGGCATTCCACCAATCTTAAATCTTTGATTTGCTTGAACCCACGAACGAATATGACTCATGCTTTGAACCAGAACATCGGGTTCTTTGTCTTCTTTGGTTAATGTAAGAGAATTACCAGTAATCTTTTTGTATTCTTTCTTGAGGAAGGAAGCAATGTCTTGAAGTCGTTGAGCCATTTCACCTTCGAAATCACCTTTATAAACATCCCTAAGCATAATCTCACCCTGGTATTTAATGTTTAAAATATTTCCAGCCATGCCGACATTAAAACCATCCATTACTCTTTTATCAAGAATGGGGTTTCCCTCTTCTCGTTTAAGACCAACCTTTAATGGTTCGCCCTTATCGTCTAATGCACCGTCATACGCATTCGCAGCAGCCTGTGAGATTCCATTTACAATATCTATAATGTTACTTTTTTCAGCCATTCTTATTTTTTTCCCTCAAACAAGATTTCAAATAGCACGTATAACAGTGTTTAAACTTTGCCATATATAAATCATCTCTCATATCAAAAGAATAAATTTTACATTCTGGACAAGTGCGCTTTGATTCTTTCCTAAATAGTTTCTTTGGCATTAAAACGCCTTCAACTTCAATCTTCTCTTTTGGTTTCTCGGCCTTAGCCATTTTTTTAATTTGTTTGAGATATTCCTTTTCTTTATCTTGATCCCAAGTTGCTTTAGGATTCTGAATGGTTTCTTCACCATACTTTTCCTGAATGGCTTGTTCGACTTTTATGAGATGTTCTGGATCTTTCATTTCGTAATTCCATTTACAGCCGATACAACTCCCAAAGTTAATAGAATTCCGGCAACAACTCCACCAGTGGCCCATAACCAATTATAGCTTGGTTCATTAGCCAATTCTGTGAGCTGCTCAATTTCTTTATCTTTTTGGGTAAGAATTAAGTTACTGTATTCTTTCTCGTGTTGAAGGTCTACCTTGAGCAGATCAATGTCAACTTTGCATTTGGCTGACATTTCTGCCACTTTTTGGTCTATTTTGAGCTTGCAGTGTAAATCAGTGTTGTTGGATTCTCCGAGTATTTCCGCTGTGGCTTCTGGAGAAAATAATGTTCCAGCAAACGGAGCAGGAGCGCCTGCTTCTAAGAATGTAAAAACTCCTGGTGTTTCAGTGCTTGTTGTTGTTTCTTGAGCAAATGCTGGAATTGTTGCAAAAAAGAAAAATAGGCTAGTTGCTATTGCTGTCGGTTTTAACATATTTAAATCCAAACCTTTTTGAAATTTCATCTGCCAACTCATCAGGCTTATCATAATACTTTTTGACGAGTTTTTTAACTTCTTTTTTCTTTGACGCTTTAAGCTCTTCGTTTTTCTTCTTGAATTCTTTTTCTATCTCGCTGATTGTTTTTTCGTATTCTTTATGAATATTGTCTTTCTTTGTTTGTGTTTCTTTATTGAGCTTGTTGATGTCTTCAATTTGTTTATTATAAGAATCTCTGGTTATCTGCAACATCTTAGTAAAATGATCGCTCTTACTTTTCATAATAAGACCAAGAACAATAATCACTGGAATATACCAGTGAGTTTTTAAGAAGACCCAAATTTTCTTTAATGCAATCACGCCCCGCCCTTTAGTTGTTTAAGGTAAGGCAGAGATTGTCTTAGTTTATTTATGAGTTGATTTGGATCACCCTTCAACTCTTCATCGGAGGCTTGCGACACAACTTGATCAATCATGTCTTCTAAGTTACCAAAAGAGCCAACTTCCGTTCCTCCAATTTTTTTGGCCATTTGTTTAGCTTTGGGGGCTACTTTTTTTGCAGCACCTTTAGCCAAAGAAGATGCCGCTTTCTTCATCAATCCTTGTCCAACCTTTGATTTGGCTGCTGCACCAACACCACGAACTGCAAGACCGGCCAAAGCTGGCAAAATCTCCCTTAATACCTCTTCAGTCTCTTCTTGGATGATCTGTCTTAATTCTTGTTCTTCGATTTTTATGAGAATAACACCTTTATCTTCAGGTTCTTCCTTCTCACCCTTCTTTAAACGAGATTTTTCTTTTCTTCCGCGATTGTCTGAAACTGGCTCACATTTAACTTCATCGTTTTCTATTCCATTAACGTGATGAAGCTCTTCGCCTTCAGGGCATTCGCCATGTTCTCTATCGTGCTTTCTTTTGTCGCGCTTTCTTTTGTTGCGCTCATCCTGTTCTTTTGAACCTGGAGCATTATATTCTTGATCATAATCCCGAGGAGTATTGGAGTCTTTATTCCATTCGCGCTCTGAAAGGATTTCTGTTAAAAACTCTTCAAAATTTTGAATAGAAAGTTTCATATTATACGGTAGGAGTTTGAGGCCCTTGGATTGCTTGTGCTGTTTTTTTAAGATTTTGTTGTGTTGCTCTTTTTTGTTGTGCCTTTGCAGCAACATTTTTAATCTTTGCTAGTTTGCCGCCCTTTAATGGTGTGCTCGCTCTTGTCGATGCTAATTTCTGTAAACCCTGAAGTGCCTCTTGCGACCTAGGATTATTTAATGTTTTTACAACAAAGTCATCGACTGATTTAAGCATTTGATTTGCAAATTTTCCAACTTTTGGATTATCAGCCAAACCTCCAATAAGTTTTTTAATTTTAGGCATATGACCTTTTAACATTTTAGCTACTTTGCCGCCTTTTCCCATGCTCATCGCCAACTTGCCGCCTTTTCCAATTACATCACCCACCCCCGGAATCATGGCAATAATGGATAAAGCTGCCATTAAAAATTCACCTTTTCTGGCATATAAAGCGGCATTAGCTAAATCGGCCACCTCGCCAATGCCCGGTATAAGTCCACCAATATCTAAAGCAAAATGGCCAACATCTGCTAATTGAAATTCAAAAAGTAATTTTTCTATTTCTTCATGAAGAATATCAATTCTTTTTCTTTCTTTATTCAAAATTGTAGAAATTCGTTCACGTTGAATTTCTTCTCGAATAATGCACCTAAGTTGTGAATTTTTTATTTTCATTTGATTTCTTCAATTAAAGCATTAACCTGATTTAACGTCTGATTCATAACCAGTTTTTCCTCCTGGTCGAGCCTTTTCTACTTCTCGTTTGCGCTTAATTCCCCAATCTAAAGTTGCTCCACCCTCTTTACGAGAATCTGTGCAAATGGCAGCAGCAGCATCTTCCACATTTTTTCCTTTATGTGGTTTGTAATCATTTTTTTTAAAACTTTTTTTAACAGAATTGATGCAATCATGAAATACATCATCAGCTGTGCCGGGTTGTTGGCTGGATTTAAAATGTTTGGGTGTTTCTACTTTGTCACCCTTTTTCTTTTTCTCCCGAAGTTCTGCCTCAAGTTCTTCTTGAATAATCTCTTGCAATCTTGATTTTGTTAGTTTCATCTTATTCCACCTTATTCAATATTTTTACAAGTTTTTTAAAAGAGTTTTAAACCAAGGCATATCTTTAGTTTCTTGTTTGAGGGATTCAATGTCCCTAATTGTGCCATCCTTCATTTTTCCTTGAATTAGCCGCTTGTGGTGTAAAGTAAATACATTAGCACCCACTTCCCTTGCCGTTTTTGCGAGCGCTCGGCCAACTGTTTTCATTTCTGGAGATTTCGACACTTGTGTTATGTCTGCACCTTTTGGTTCAAGTCCACTAGCTTCCGCTGCCGCACCACCAGATGCCGCAATTCCTGCTCCCAAGGCGGCACCCTTTAGCCACTTTCCAATGCCTTCTTCAAGTTCTTCCTCTGTTAAGGTTTTTTCAAGTTCTTCTTGAATAATCTCTTGCAATCTTAATTTTGTTAGTTTCATCTTATTCCACCATGCTTCCATTGCGTGGCAATATCAGCAATTCCTTGAAGTCCAATATATCCGAGAGATACGGCAACCCACTGATCGCCACTAAGTTTGTCGAAATACAAAAATAGCGTCGAGAGAATAAACACAGTAAATTTTCTCGAC